AAAGCTACTCAATTAAAAGTGAGTAGAAAATGGAACTCAATGATGATGGGTATTAAAATGCAGGGTAAGAATGGATTATTTACTCCGCCAACATATAGCCATATTTATAATCTAAAAACTGTTCAGATGTCTAATGACAAAGGAACATGGTTTGGATGGGATGTGTCTAAAGTTGGACCTGTTACAGATAAATCAGTCTATGATATCGCAAAAGGCTTTGCTGAAAGAGTTGGCAAAGGTGAAGTTCAAGCGAAACATGGATCAGAGGAAACTTCTAGTACACCGTACTAACCGAATCCTAGGTAGTGGGCGTCTAAGCGAGAGTGGATACGCCCACTTTGAAAGTTATGTCTGTAGAAAATTTTAAAAATATATTTCAAGGATTAGAACGAGCGCGTGGTGTCACTTATGTTGACAAAAAAGGTGCAGATGGACAAAAGATAAAAGGTAAATCTTTTGTAGCACGTGAACCAGTCACAGAAGAACTTTGGTTAAATCACTTACAAGGTAGAGAACCCAGTCTTGGAATTATTCCAATTAATGACGACAATAAATGTCGATGGGGCTGTATTGATATAGATTCATATGCAGGGTTTGATCATAAAAAATTAATTAATAAAATTAAAAGCTTAAAATTACCATTAGTAGTATTTCGATCTAAATCGGGAGGTGCTCATGTATTTTTATTTACAGAAGTTCCAGTAGAAGCAAAAATAGTAAGAGATAAACTTTTATCTATCAGTGCTGTATTAGGTTATGGAGGAGCAGAAGTTTTTCCAAAACAAATAGAATTAAAATCGAAAGATGATACAGGAAATTTTTTAAATTTACCATACTTTAATGGCGATAATTCAACAAGATATGCTTTTAAAGAAGACGGTACAGCAGCAAGTTTAGAAGAATTTTATGGGATCTATAATAATGTAAAACAACTAGATGTTGGTTCCATAAAAGTAGAGAGGCCTCAGTCAGAATTTTCTGACGGGCCTCCCTGTTTAGAATCATTAACACAAACTAAATTAAATGATGGAAGAGATAGAGTTATTTATCAATTCATTCAATATGCAAAAAGAAAATGGCCAGAAGAATGGCCTAAAAAAATAAATCAATTTAATTACACACATTTTGTAGAACCATTAGAAGATAAAGTTATCCAAGATAAAATAAAATTTCATAGTAAAAAAGATTTAGGTTTTAAATGTAATGAAGAGCCAATGTGTAATCATTGTGATAAATCATTATGTAAAACTAGAAAATTTGGAATAGGTGGGGAATCAGTATTTCCTACTCTGAGTGATTTACAGAAAGTAGAGTTAGACGAACCATACTATTGGGTTAATGTAGATGGAGAAAGAATAAAATTAGATACTATTGATTCTTTATTAGAACAAAGACTATTTAGAAGAACTGTTGCAAAACAAATAAATAAAAAACCACCAAGAATTACAATAAAAGAATTTGAAAAATATACAGATATGTTACTTGCAGGAGTAGAAATTATAAAAGCACCAATTGGATCATCATTAATTGAACAACTAAAAGATCATTTAGAAGAATATTGCACTAATGATTCAGCAGCAACAACGAATAAAGAAGAAATATTTTTAGGAAATGTATGGACATCAGAAAATAAACATCATTTTATATTTAATAAATTTTTTCATGGTTATTTACAGAGAAGAAAATGGCCAGAAAAACATCAAACTACACAAGATTTATTAATACAACACTGTGGTTGCACAGATGATAGAATTTATATTGGTAAGAAAAGACCAAGTGTAATGATAGTAGATGCATTTGAAAAACCAGAAAAAGTTTATCAACAAAAACAACTTAAGCCTAAGGATTCATTTTGAAAACTATTGTATTAGGACCACCAGGAACTGGAAAGACTCATACTCTTTTAAATAAAGTTGATGATTATTTAAAAGAAACTGATCCAGATAAAGTAGGTTATTTTGCTTTTACTAGAAAAGCAGCAAACGAAGCAAGAGATAGAGCTGTTAAAAAATTTAATTTAACAGAAGATGATCTTCCATATTTTAGAACATTACACTCACTAGCATTTAGACGTTTAGGAATTAATAAAGAAAATGTTATGCAACGTAGACATTATGAAGATTTAGGAAAAAAGATTCAAATACCTATAGATTATAACGATTGGGATGACGAAGAAACTGGTTTGTTTACTACAAAAAGCGACTACCTAAGAATTATCAATCTTGCAAAATTAAGAAACATTACGTTAGATCAACAATTCAATTTAAAAGAACATACTCAAAAATTAGAATATAATAAACTTATTATTATAGCTAATGAATTAGACAGATATAAAAAAGACTATGGACTTATAGATTATAATGACATGATATTAGACTTTGTTAAGTCAGATAAATCCCCTAAATTTGAAGTAGTGTTTGTTGATGAAGCACAAGACTTATCTCGAATGCAATGGGATATGGTAGACAGTTTTAATACACAAGATTCTTTTATTGCAGGAGATGATGACCAGGCAATATTTAGATGGGCAGGAGCGGACGTAGATTCCTTTATTACACAAAAAGGAAAAATTTTAAATTTAACTCAATCAATGAGAATACCTAGAAAGATTCATGACTATGCTATGAAGATTATAGAAAGAGTTTCCAACCGATTACATAAAGAGTGGAAACCAAAATCACACGAAGGAGCAATTAGTAAGTATTGGAATTTTGAAGACATTAATATGAATAAAGGAAACTGGTTAGTATTAACTAGAACAAGATATCAATTAAAAGCTTTAGAGGATGTGTTAAAAGAAAAAGGACTATATTTTGAGGATAGATTTAATAAGTCTTACGAAAAAAGTATTCAAGAAGCAGCACTTAACTGGGAGCATTTGAGAAGAGGACAATTATTACATTATAAAGATATCATGAATATATCTCAGTACATGAGTCTAGCTAATTGGGAAAAAAATAAATTAAAATCATTATCTAAAGAATCATTCTATGGAATAGATCAATTAACACAAGGACATGGTCTTAATACTAAAAGTACTTGGTATGAATGTTTTGATAATGCTGGATCAAGAAGAATTACTTACATTAGGAAAATGAGGGCCAATGGAGAAGAATTAAATAAAGAGCCACGAATTAAATTATCTACTATTCACAGTGTAAAAGGTGGAGAAGAAGATAATGTGGTTATACTACCAGATCTTACTATAAATACTCAAAAATCTTATGAAAGAAATCGTGATGATGAAAATAGATTATTTTATGTAGGTGCAACTAGAACAAAAGAACATTTACATGTTGTAAGACCTAAAGATGAAAACAAAGCATTTCCAATGGGGAATGTATGACACATCCTTATGCAGAAAGTAGAAAACGAGCTAGAAAAAAATGGAGACAAAGTCCTAAAGGTAAAGCATGGGATAAAGCATATGGACAAAGACCAGAAGTTAAAGCAAGAAGGCATGAAGAATATATTCAAAAATTAATTAAGGAGTGTGCCAATGAAAGATGAAATATATAAAAAGCAAGTTGGCGGGAATCATTATAGATATATGGTCATACAACCCTCAGAATTTATTAACAAAAATAATATTCCATTTGCTGAGGGCAACGCTATAAAATATTTATGCCGGCATAAACAAAAAAATAAAAAAGAAGATTTATTAAAAGCAAAACATTATATTGACATGGCGATCGATAGAGACTATCCTGAGGAAGTGAAAGAAGATAGAAAAGAAAAAAAGAACTCGTGGGGTATTGTCAAATGACATTAAAATATGAAATGTTATTTGGTCTACCTGTAGTTAAAGATAAAATTAATCCTAAAAAATATAATAAAAAAGAAATAATAAAAGATATTGAGTATAACTATAAAATTTCTAAACAAAGAGGGGACACTTTTTTTGGTAAATGGCATGATTCTTATGAATGTGTAGATAAAAAATTTAAAAAGGTTAAAACTGAAAGTCTAGTCGATATTTATATAGAAAAATTTAAAAATTTTAGTTTAAATTTTTTACATATAAAACAAGATCATTCTATACGAGTAGAAATAATTAATTATACTTGCAATAGAGATGATGCATATATGCAGGTACATAATCATCCTGGGGCAGATTTTGCTTTAATTCATTATCTTCAAGTTCCAAAAAATGCGGCTCCTATTGAATTTAAAAATCAAAATGATTTTTCTTATTATTTTAGATACTTGCGTCCAGACCTGTTTAAATTAACTAAAGAACGAAACCCCGTGAATTCATGGATGTTTAACTATTATCCCATGACTCCTGCAGAGGATAGCATATTAATTTTTCCTTCGATAATGCTACATCAAGTACCTTATAGTAAGGTACTTACAAAAAATTCTAGAATTAGTGTCGTAGCTAATGTAACTATTAGAAAGGTAAATTAAAGATATAATGATCGAAGTATTTGATGTTCTTTTGACGCCCGATAAAAGTAATGCTGTTTTTAGACTAGTAATGGATTCTTTATATAGAATTGGGTGGAATGATACCAATGAACCCCAGTATAAAGGTTTTCCTTGTTTATACAGTCAGTATAGCTTTGAAGATGTAACCCGTTTAAAAATATTAGATCCTGTCTTAAAAAAATTAAAAAGAAAAAAAATTACTATAAAAAATTATTCTCAATGTATAGTAAATTTAACTAAACCTATGGATGTCAACTTTATTCATGTTCATGAAAATGAAATAGTTGCTTTATATTATTGTAATTTAACCTGGCAACCAGAATGGGGTGGGGAAACTTTATTTTATAAGGACAATAAAAAAGATATTCTTTTATCTAATCCGTATGTTCCAAATAGATTAATAATTTTTGATGGAAAGATAGCTCATACTATCAAAGCTCAAAACATACTTGGGCCTAGTTATAGATTTACAATTAGTCTTTTTTTTAATAAAACTCCAGGAAAATAATGCAAATTCCTCTTTTCAAACCACAGACCGAATGGTTACCACCAACAGAATTTCCAGATTTATCTAAACATGATGAAATAGCAATTGACTTAGAAACAAAAGA